GTTAGAGTGTGATCCGTCCGCTTTGTAATGATACCCTAATAAACTGCTGTCATTCCAAAGAAATAACTTATTATGACCGTTATCAAACTCATTGGACTGCTTATTATTAAGCGTTACTAAAACCTTTACTTCGTCATCCGGTTGCGGCGGCGGAGGCCGATAATGCCTTCCGAGTTTAGCTCTCTTAGCTTCAACTTCCTCATCTGTCATATCATGAATGGGTTCTATATTGGCAATATTATTTTCTCTTAAAACTTCTATAAATGGTATTAATTTTCCCCATAATTGCGAACGAAATTGAAATTGTGAACGTAGAAATTGTGAACGTAAATCACTCATTATATATATATATATATATATATATATAAAATATTTTTCCTAAAGCTAAAGCATAATTATATATAGATGTAAGTATATTTGCATAATTATTTAAAAAAAATTGATTGTTTCTCTCTCTCTTAACAAACTAATTATAATAGTAAATATGGAAGTCCAAAATTGTGCCTACGAAAGCCACAATGCTTATGACACTGATTATGGAAAAATTAACATAACTTCTTTTATATTATGCTTCATTATTATTTATAGCACAGCATTAAGTATTATATTAAGCATAATACAACTTATGCAAGTCATTAAGGAAGAAGAGGAAGAAGAAGAAGATGAAGAAGATGAAGGCATTAAGGAATTAGAAGTTATTAAAGAAGAAGATAAAGAAAAGAGCGAAGAAGAATTATTGCTTGCCAATTATAATGCTAAAGAACGCGCATTAGCATTACAAGCAGCATATGAAGAGCGCGCTAAACTTACATTTGAAAAATGGCGCGAGGCATTTGTTAAATTATATAAAGCTGAACCGAACCACGTCCAATCCGCCACCCACCAGTATTGTACCCTTTTGTCAAAAATGCAAGAAGAATATTTTCAAACAAATGAAAAATTAACTCGTTTAGAGGCATTTAATGCCTTGAAAAAAGCAAGAACATTAGATTTAAACCATTATAAAGAGTTTATTCATTTATTCAATCCTTAAATAGCAATTGTTGTTATGTTTTTTAAAAATTGAATTCTTTTTTTTCAACATTTATTAATAGCCCCCACAAAAAGCACAGAGCAAAGAACAAAGAGCAAAGAGCAAAGCGCAAGCACTATGTCAAGCATTAAGTCAAGCGACCACGTTTCATTTTCGGTCGCACAAGCGCGGTTGCAGGAGTTCTTTGAGAAGTTCGTTCCGTCCAAGCGCATTTACTGCATCAATCCTGACTGCGTGAAGGAGACGGAAGCAGCTGTGCTATATATATGGGAGGATCACGCGTTGGCGTATGAGCATACTAATCGGCAGGCGGCGTTGAATGTTACAACCATGCGGGTGAACGGAAAACCGCATTGGGTTCAATCACATTATTGCTGCGAGTGCTTTAAGAAGCATGTTTTGGTGGGACACAACAAGAATGTGTCGCAGCACTACGGGAATTATTGTGACGGAGTTCAAGAGGTGGACGTCTACTTTAATAAGGAGCCCATGCCTTCTACGCGGTACAATCGTGAAACAGGCGAGGATCAAGTGCTAACCGAGTTTCAAGAATACATGTTGGCCCCGTGGAGATCATGAAGCGTGTGTCTTTTGGTGGGTTTTGGTAAAAAAGTAGGAATACTTTTTTATTTTTATTTTTATTTTTATTTTTATTTTTATTTTTATTATTGTTATACTTTTTAAAAATTGATTACTTTTTTTTGTCATTTATGTATAGCCTCCACAAAAAGCAATCAAAGAGCGAAGAGCACTATGACAAGCAGCATCTGCGATTTGACAAGCAGCATCTGCGATTTGACAAGCAGCATCTGCGATTTGACAAGCATTAATTCAAGCGACCACGTTTCATTTTCAGTCGCAAGAGAGAGATTGCAGGAGTTTTTTGAGAAGTTCGTTTCGTCCAAGCGCCTATACTGCATCAATCCTAACTGCATAGAGGATACAGAAGGCCCTGTGCTATATATATGGAAGGCTAACTCAGTAACATACGAACACAATAAACGGCAGGCGGCGTTGAACATGTCAATCATCTGGGTGAATGGAAAGAAGCAATGGATTAGGTCTCATTACTGTTGCGAGTGCTTCAAGAAACATGTTTTGGTGGGAGACAACAAGCATGCTTCGCAGCACTATGAGTATTATTGTCCAGGAGTTCAAGCGGTGGAAGTGTACTTTCATTATGAGCCTGTGCATTCTACATGGTACAATAGTATTACAAAACGCGATGAAAAGTTGAGTGAGCGACAACTTTGCATGCTTAGTAGTGAGTGAGGCTAGTGTGTTGTTAAAAAAAAATTGATTTTTTTTTTATTTATTTTTTACATTTATTTTTAGTCCTAAAAACAACTATGTCAAGCATTTTATCAAGTGACCACGTTTCATTTTCGGTCGCTAGAGAGAGATTGCAGGAGTTTTTTGAGAAGTTCGTTTCGTCCAAGCGACTATACTGTATAAATCCTAACTGTATCAAGGAAACAGAAATGGCAGTAGTACACATATGGGAGGCTCGCTCAAAAACATACAAACACACTGAACGACAACATGCGTTGAATGAAACAACAATGTGGGTTAGTGGAAAGGAATATAGTTTTCGGTCTCATTATTGTTGCGAGTGCTTCAAGAAATATGTTTTGGTAGGAAACAATAAGAATGCATCTCATCGCTATTGGACTTCTTATGACAGACGTCAACAAAATGTGCACGTGATTTTTAATAGAACACCATATCCATCTTCAACATCTTATTATGGAACAGGCACCGTGCAACCACTCACTAAGTTTCAAATTAAAATGCTTGGTTAGTCTTATAAAAAAATTGATTATATTTTTTTTTACGCATTTACTTATAGTATCAACTAAACAATCAAAGCTTTAAAATGATGAACGTAAGCAACATCTGCGACTTACCAAGCGTCTGCGACTTACCAAGCGTCTGCGACTTACCAAGCGTCTGCGACTTACCAAGCGACATTATACTACTCATTATTAAACAACTCGGCAATTATGAATACTTAATTGGTCTAAACATTACTTGTAAATCATTGTCTAAGTTAATTTCAAAATTTGCTGTTGCAAAGGAGATGTTTGCTGTGTTGTTTAGCAGATTTAATCCATATGAGTTACAGAGCTACAATCCACATCGTAAGTATATGGCAAGATGTGTAAATGAGCGTTGTAAAGAGGAAACCCATAATGCATGTGAATACATATGGGAGGCTCACGATGGACTTGGTTATGTACACAGGAAACAAGATGCACAAAACACAAATTTAATGGTAATTAATAAGAAAAAGTTCTGGTTTCGCTCGCCTTATTGTTGTGAATGCTTTAAAAGACATGTTTTAGTAGGAAACAACAAAAATGTTGCGCAACATTACGGAAATTATTGTTATGGAATGCAGCAAGTAGTTGTAACCTTTAACACAACACAACCCTCAACTTGGTATGATTGTGCAAGAAATTGGTATGGACCATTAGTGGAGAGACAGGTGCGCCTTTTAAATGGTTATTATGAGCCGTCTTATAGAGAATGCGCTCTATGATGACATTAAATGCTATAACAACATTTTTATAAATTTTGTTATACTTTTTTAAAATTGATTTGTTTTTTTTACTATTTATTTATAGTCCGGTCAAAAAGAGAGAAGCGAAAAGCGAAAAGCGAAAAGCGAAAAGAGAGATGATGATGTGCCAAGCTTGCGAGTTCAAGATTTGCGAGCTCAACATTTGCGACTTGCCAAGCGAGCTCATATCGCTCATTGTTGACCGCCTTGGAGACAAAGACTATCTCGTGAGCTTCAAGGAGACGTGCGTGCTGTTTAGCAAATGTGTGAGCCAATTTTACATTGCGGGGCAGATGGTGGCGGCACACTACGGAGTGTTTACTGAGCGCTATGTTGACAAGCGGTTCGATTTCCAGCATGTGATGGGTGACTGCGCGAACGCAAACTGCTACTACGATACTGAAGCGGTGTGTGAGTATGTATGGAATTACGGTTTTGGGCGCTACTATCATCGCATTCAAAAGCCCATGCAATGCACGACCATGTTTGTCGATGGAAAAGAGTATCCGGTCAAGCATCATTATTGTGCCGAGTGCTTTGTGAAGTTTGTATTGGGTGGGTCAAATCCAAACATGTCGCGGCACTACGGGGACTATACTAGCGACGGCGACAAGCAAGTGAATGTGACCTTCAATAGTGAGCCAACGCCTTCAACATGGATACATTTCCAAACAGGAACAAAGGAACCATTGACCAAGTGGCATGTAGATGCTCTAAATGGTAAGTTTCCATAGCATATACTTGTGTTGTGTTGTGTTGTCTTGTGTTGTGTAGCGTTGCGTTGTGCATTTTCTCTTTTCCTATTTTTTGTTTTTTATTGCTACATACTAACTATTCGACCAATTTAAAACCGTCTTGTATAATATTATAGTTAAACCCCCAATCATCTATTGTTTGTGGTGTTATACATCCATTTTTTAGCGCCTCATTATAATTCCAATAATGTTGCGGCTCAAGTATCCATTGTTGACTATTTAAATCGACCAATCCAGAAGCATCAAAATCAAATAATTTATAAACTCCATCCACTGATTTAGCCAAATTATCGAATTTCCAATCTACATACATAATTCCTAGGCCTTGTAAATAAGTTTTAACTTTTGCCATTAGCTCTTGTATTTCAATTAAATCGTCATAGCTCATTGGATGTAGTCCAACATAACACGAAGCCGATTTTTCAGTGCATAATTGCTCCATAGTAATATAGTCATCAGTTACATCATAATAATTAACTATATTAGGATGAGGATGATCCATTAATATTTTAACAATTGTTCTTTCAACTTTATTTGAATATGCGTGGTTTCTAGTGCGCGGAGGACCATATTTTCTAAAAAAAGGAAGTCCGTCATAAGTTTCGTCGGTTTTTGATGCGCTGTCACTATTCATATCATAAATGGTTGACTTATTCATGGTCTTCTCACTTTTTTAGTAGTTTTGTTTTTAAATAGTAATTGTGCAATATCTTTAAATAGTTTGTGTTTATTCTTCTTGCTGGATTTAAGAACCATTTTTTTTTTGCAACTGAAACCGTTTATTTTTAAATGTTTGCGTTGTATAACGCTATAAATACATATGCCAATAGCCCGGCTTTCTGGATTATTTGCGTTTGGAACTTTTTTGATACAACTACACAACTTTTCGGCAATAATGCGCTCTGCCAATTTTTTAACATGGCTAGTACTAGTATTTTTATATTCTACATTGTAATAATCCAAAATTTTTATATAGTCTGCTTTAGTTAAATTCATATTATATATAATTTATTTATTTTTTATAATTTATTAATTTTTTATAATTTTTATATTTTTTATAATTTTTATAATTTATTAAATTTTTATAATTTTTATAATATATATTTTTAATAATTTATATTTTTAATAAAAATATATATTATAATATGAATATTAAAAAACTCTTTAGTTATACATTGTTATTATCTATATATATTCAACTTGCAACATTAGTAATTTCATTATTGGTAATTACTAAAAAAACACCTCCTGAATATGTTATAATAAAAGATTTGTTTTTTTTTGAATTATTTGTAGAATTTGTTGAAATCACATTTTATATTTGGCTATCTTATAATTTTAAGAAGCTTACTAATATGACACCTAATAGGTATATGGATTGGGTTATAACAACACCAACCATGCTTATAACCTTAATTTCATATTTAATATTTTTACAAGCAAAGGTTACAAAGCAAACGGGTAATTTGAGATTAATCTCTATATTAAAAAATAATTATAAAACGCTTATTCCAATATTGTGTTTAAATTGGTTAATGCTCTTATTTGGGTATCTTGGCGAAATAAAGGTACTTTCGCTATTTTACAGTGTAATACTGGGTTTTATACCATTTTTAATTTATTATTACATGATTTATAAAAATTATGTAGTAGATAATAGTACAGGATTTAAAATATTTATATATTTTTTCTTTTTCTGGTCGTTATATGGCATAGCAGCATTATTACCGTATTATACAAAAAATATATTATATAATATATTGGATCTATTTGCTAAAAATTTCTTCGGTATATTTTTGGTATATATTATTTATACAAATAATTATTAGTAATACTACTTACTCCGTCTTGAATAAGTGCTTTTGCTTTGGTTTGAAAATATTGCTCAAATGACCCAATTATTGTAGTTGATAATAATAAAAATATACCGGATGAAAATACTAAATGTCTGTCAAATTCGCCAAATTCGTGGTTCTTATATGTGAAAGGGTTGTAGGTTATAACCAGCAAAATCCCTATATATATTTGCAAAAAAGTTTTCAAATAGTGCAAATATTGCGGCGCAAAGCCACCTATTCCTAATAACACAATAATATATAATACAAAACTTATGTTTATTGAATATAAAAATAATAATTCGCTAAATTTTTTGATTTTATACATATTACTAATAATACAAAATATTAATAATACAAAATATTAATAATACAAAATATTAATAATACAAAATATTAATATTTTTTACCAAACTTTTCCATGAATTTTTTAATAAAAAAAATACGGAAAAATATGGAAAAATATAAAAAAATGTGTG